GGGCGGTGGTAACGGCGGCGCGGATGCTAGTGGCTCTGCGGGTACAGCTAACACAGGTGGTGGCGGAGGTGGCTGCGGTACAGGTGGCGGAACACTTCGCTTAGGTGGGGCAGGCGGCTCTGGCGTGGTCATTATTTCCATACCGACTGCGCTCTACACGGGTGTAACCACGGGTTCTCCTACGGTCACGACCAGTGGCTTAAACACAATTATGCAATTCAATTCATCGGGAAGCTACACAGCATGAGCCACTTTGCAAAAGTCATCGACGGCATCGTCACCGAGGTTCTTGTCATCGAGCAGGACGTTATTGACACGGGCCTGTTTGGCAATCCTGCACTTTGGGTGCAAACCTCGTACAACACATATGGCGGTCAGCACCCCGAAGGCCGTCCGCTCCGTAAGAACTATGCTGGCATCGGCTACACTTACGACGCAGAGCGCGATGCGTTCATACCACCATCACCCTTTCCGTCGTGGTTACTTAACGAAGATACCTGTTTGTGGGACGCGCCTGTGCCACGCCCAGACGATGGTAAGTCATACGCTTGGGACGAAGACACCCTGTCTTGGATAGAGGTTCCAAATGGCCAATAGGTGGCCCGGAGGGCTTATCCGCAAAACACCAGTAACCCCGACCACATCTGCGGCTCCGGGGGTGTGGACACTTGCGGAGGCTGCGTACTGGAAGAAACAGGGCCTTTGGCCAGCGCCGCCTGTGCTTGCTGACTTGTTAATTATTGCTGGGGGCGGCAGTGGCGGCAGTACTGGTGGCGGTGGTGGCGGTGCAGGTGGGTACCTAGCGCTTTCCAGCCAGTCTTTTTCTGTAGGTTCAGCATACACCGTGACGGTAGGCGCTGGGGCCGTAGCACCAGCGGGGTTTGCCCAAGGTGGTAACGGCAACGATTCGTCCGTTACAGGGTTTACCGCTGCGGTTGGTGGTGGCGCGGGAGCGTACAGTTCTGGATTATTTTCCGGCGGGTCTGGTGGTGGTGCTAGTAATAACGGAGCAGCCGGTGGCGCAGGAACCGCTGGGCAAGGTAATGCTGGTGGCAGGGCAACTGACGTTTATATTGGGGGCGGAGGCGGTGGCGCGAGTGCCGTTGGTACGGCATCAGTTGGCGCAACTACACCCGGTGCGGGCGGCAACGGGACAGCGTCATCCATTACTGGCACATCAGTAACCCGCGCTGGCGGTGGCGGCGGTGGTACAATTTACAACACCACTAGCGGTGTTGCTGGTACTGGAGGTGGTGGTGCCGGAGGTACTAATTCCATAACCCCTACTAATGGCACGGCCAATACAGGCGGCGGTGGCGGTGGCGGCGGCAGCGCAGGAAGTTGGGTAGGGTCAGCCGGTGGCTCCGGTGTTGTCATTATTTCAGTACCGACAGCAAACTACACTGGCGTCACAACAGGAAGCCCGACGGTAACCACCAGCGGCTCAAACACCATTATACAGTTTAATTCATCCGGCAGCTACACGGCATAAGCGGCCAACAACAAGATTGATAATCCTATGGGTCGCCTCTATAAACGGGGCGATCATTATTTTATGGATTATATGTTGCGATGAAAATATGTGTTTATGCCATCTCCAAAAATGAAGAGATGTTTGTTGAGCGGTTCTGCGAATCGGCTAAGGATGCAGACCTAATCCTGATCGCGGACACCGGATCGACCGACAATACCGTCAAGCTTGCCAAGAAGCATGGCGCAAAGGTGTCGCCAATTTGCATCACCCCTTGGCGCTTTGACGATGCGCGCAATGCTGCGCTGGCCCTGATCCCAAAAGACATCGACATCTGCGTCAGCCTTGATCTGGACGAAGAACTTCAACCCGGTTGGCGTGAGGAAATTGAGCGCGTGTGGGCAGAAGACACAACCCGCCTGCGCTATAAATTCGACTGGGGTGCCGGAATCGCGTTCTTTTACGAAAAGATACACGCACGTCATGGCTATCGCTGGGTCCACCCATGCCACGAATATCCAGTGCCCTATCTGATCGACGAAAAGTACGCCCAGACCGACATGCTGCTGGTGGTGCACAAGCCGGACAATACAAAGAGCCGTGGCCAGTATTTGCCGCTGTTGGAAATGTCGGTCAAAGAAGACCCGCACGATCCGCGCAATGCATTTTATTATGCCCGCGAATTATCGTTCCACGGGCAGTGGCAAAAGGCCATTGATGAATGCAACCGGTATCTGGCGTTGCCCGGTGCCAGTTGGGCGAATGAGCGCTGCTATGCGTACAGGGTGATGTCGCGCTGCTATTCTGAATTGGGCGACTGGGATAATGCCATGCGGTCTGCGCGCATGGGCATGGTGGAAGCGCCAAACACCCGTGAGCCTTGGGTTGAGATTGCCAAGCTGGCCTATGAACGGCACATGTGGGCTGAATGCTATGGCGCTGCGTTGTCTGCGCTGGCCATTAAGGACCGCGAACTGGTTTATACGGTCGATCCTGAGGTGTGGGGAGCAAAGCCGCACGACTATGCCAGCATTGCGGCTTGGTATCTTGGCATGAAAGATGTGGCAATTGAGCAGTGCGAACTGGCTCTCCAGCATGCGCCAGATGATGAGCGATTGCTGGAAAACCTCAGGCTCATGACTAAAAATGCCGATTTATTATCAGCACTAGAACATTGACTCTATATTTGGTAGAACGCCGCAATCATTTTTATTGCAGCAGGATGCCATGCCAGCAACACCTCAGACAACACCACTCACCTATAATGGCTATGTGACGCAGGTCGCCACCATGGCCGTTGTCAATGTGCAAACCACCGCTGGTGTTGTTGAGGGGGTAGATGCAGCATTCAACGCCATCATTCCCCAGATGCTCAACTATGCGGAACTGCGCATCCAGCGCGATTTGGACCTGCTTCCATCGCAAACATCGCGCCCTTACACCCTGACCATTGGCGACAACAAATTGCAGATTGGGGCATACGATTTTGTCACCGTGCAAACAATTGCCCTGAGCGTGTCTGGGGAGACGTATCCACTTCTTCCGGCCACAAAAGAATATCTGCAAAATGTGTACGGATCTTCCGTTGCCGCCAACAGGGCCCAGCCAAAGCTTTTTGCCATGTTCGGTGGTGATCTCGCGACTGGCGGCGAAACCACCAACAATATTCTTTTGGGGCCATATCCTGACGCCGCTTACACCGTGGAAGTGACCGGCACGGTGCGCCTGCCGACGCTGTACGAAAACGCGACAACGCCTTTGGCCAGCACTGGCACAACCTTTATCAGCACATATTTCCCCGACCTTTTAATCCAAGCGTCGCTGATTTATATTTCCCAATTCCAGCGCAACTTTGGTCAGGCGTCTAACGATCCAGCCATGGGGCCGACATATGAATTGCAGTATCAAAACTTGCTCAAGGGGGCTACGGTCGAAGAGGGGCGCAAAAAGTTCAGCGCATCCGCTTGGTCATCCATGTCGCCTCCTATTGTGGCCACTCCAACAAGGTAGCGCTTCATGCCTCACGCCAGTTTGAAGCTACGCCCCGGCGTCGATCAGAATGAAACACCGGCCCTGAATGAGGCTGGTATTTCAGTCAGTGAACTTGTCCGCTTTATTCCTGATCAGCAACAAGGCGCTTTGGTCCAGAAGCTTGGCGGGTGGACAAAGTATTTCCCCAATACCACGCCAGCTATTACCCGCGCTTTGTGGGCTTGGCAGGATACACTGGCAACTAAGCACCTTGCTTATGGCACAGAAGAGATTGGCGTTACAGGAGTTGCGCAACTTGGCGTCATTACAGATGGCGCTCTTAGGGACATAACGCCGCGCCAAACCTCAACCAACGTCGCGGCAGCAGCATCAGCCACAAGCGGAAGCAGCTTTGTCATTATTACGGACGCCACAGTACCCGGCATAACCCAGTTCAACTCAGTCTATATTGCAACGCAAATATCAGTTGGCGGTGTTGTCCTTTTTGGACTGTATCAATGCGACCCTGATGGGTATCTTGGCGGTACAACTTATTCGGTTCAATCCATAGATGGCCTTGGATCGCCGCTTCCCGCCACTTCGACATCAACGACCACAACGCTGCCGCTCTTCTCTGTTGTATCAGGCAGTTCATCTGTCACTGTCACGCTGGCTAATCACGGTTATTCGGTAGGAAGTACATTTACCGTCCTTATGTCTACAACGGTTGGCGGCACTACAATTTATGGCGACTTTGATGTTCAATCTGTCATCAGCAGCAGCCAGTTCACAATTAATGCCCTGACACTTCCGACATCGACCACAACCGGCTATTTAAATGGAAACCAAGCCCATTTTATTTACAGCTTTGGGGTTGGGGCCATTTCGTCAGGCACCGGGTATGGTGTCGGAACATACGGTGGCGGTGGGTACGGTACAGGAACCGCAGTCGCCCCCAGCAGTGGAACTGCAATTAATGCAAATGATTGGACCCTTGATAACTGGGGAGAAATCCTTCTTGCCTGCCCCAGTTATCCGGAATCCCCGCCATTCCAAGCTATTTACGAATGGGACCCAACAGATTCCAGCCCCAGTGCAACCGTAATTCCGCAGGCACCGCCAGTAAATAGCGGGTTCTTTGTGGCCATGCCTCAGCGCCAGATCATTGCTTACGGCTCGACCTTTACCGGCATTCAAGACCCATTGCTTGTCCGCTGGTGTGATGTCAGCAATTACTCAGACTGGATCGGCACGGTCATCAATCAGGCTGGTTCCTATCGCATCCCTAAGGGGTCTAGGATTGTTGGGGCAATTCAGGCTGCCCAGCAAGCATTTCTCTGGACTGACATTGGCGTATGGTCGATGCAGTATATCGGTCAGCCATATGTCTATTCTTTCAACGAAGTGGGCTCTGGGTGCGGCTTGATTGCCAAAAAAGCCGCTGCATCTATTAATGGGTCCGTTTTCTGGATGGGGCCATCGCAGTTCTTTTCAATGACCGACCAAGGTGTGCAGCCTGTTTTTTGCCCAATTTGGGATGTTATTTTCCAAGACCTCGACCAAACAAACTTGGATAAAATCCGGGTTGCAGTGAATTCGCGTTTTAATGAAATCACTTGGTACTATCCGACCATGAGCAATGGCGGAGAAGTTAACGCATACGCCAAGTACAACGTCGGTCTAAAGGTTTGGGATTTTGGTACGCTTGGCAGATCAGCTTGGGTTGACCAGTCGGTTATTGGACCTCCCGTTGGCGCAGATCCAGCCAGCCGGTATATTTATCAGCATGAGACATCTGAAAACGCTGACGGGCAGCCTATGCTATCCAGCTTCCAAACTGGCTACTTTGCCATGGCGGAGGCGGATGTGAAGATGTTTGTTGATCAAGTTTGGCCAGACATGAAGTGGGGGTATTACGGTGGATCTCAAAACGCCACAGTTAACCTAACATTCTATGTCGCGGACTATGCTGGTCAGACCCCTACCACATACGGACCATATCAATTGACGCAGGGCACAACATTTATCTCCCCACGTTTTCGTGGTAGGTTGATGTCAATTGGCCTTGGCAGCAGTGACATTGACTCATTCTGGCGTATTGGGAACATTCGATACCGTGTCCATCCGGACGGAAAGTTTTAAGCCATGGCATCATTAAGCGATCTTCTCACTACCGCAAAAAACATTGCATCAGCTATAAACGGCGTGGCGCAAACTTATGTGGCTGTTCAGGGTGCAAGAATATTGCAAAACATTACTGCCACGGCTGTTGTGAACAATGCTGCTGGGCGGCTGGCGATGGTCACCGTGACAACGGCGGGATCAAGTGCGGGTGTTATTTATGACGCGGACGCAACTGGTATCACGACACGTCCCATTTATACCATCCCAAACACAGTTGGTGTTGTATTTGTAAACCTTCCAGTGGTTTACGGCATTGTCGTAGTTCCCGGCACAGGCCAAGCTGTCACAGTCAGTTATTCGTGAGGTCATTATGCCATTGAAACAGGGTAAATCACAGAAAGTCATCAGCGGGAATATTGCTGAAATGATTAAGTCTGGCCATCCTCGCGATCAGAGCATCGCTGCCGCCCTGTCCACGGCGCGCAAAACCAAGGCTGCTGGCGGCGGTCTTTATGCGAACATCCATGCTAAACGTGAGCGCATCAAGCACGGTTCAAAGGAACGCATGCGCAAACCCGGCAGCGAAGGCGCACCCACAGCGGAGGCGTTTAAGCAGTCTGCGCGCACAGCCCGCGCCACAGGCGGACAGGTCAGCACAAAGGTCCACAGCGGCCCCATCCATAGCGCTGTAGCGGGCCGCACAGACCACTTGCCAATGCATGTGGCGTCCGGCTCCTATGTCATCCCAGCCGACATCATTAGCGCCATGGGTGAAGGCAACACCATGGCCGGATTTAAGCACATGCGCACCATCTTTGGCGGCGTACCTTACACCGGGCAGGAAGAGCCTTACGGCGTTGAGGGTGGGCCATATGGTGAGCCATTGCCCGGTAAGGCTGAGGGCGGCGCTGCGACAGTGCCGATTATCGCGGCTGGTGGGGAATATGTCGTTACGCCTGAGCAGGTAATGCAGGCTGGCGGCGGCGACCTTGACACGGGCCATCGCGTATTGGATGAATTCGTTAAGCGCATGCGCGCTGAAACTGTTAATACATTAAAGAATCTACCCGGACCTAAGAAAGATTGATTATGACAGATAAAACCAATCCAAATGACCTTTATATTCGCGTTGGTACACCTGAGGATCTTGACGAAATTATGGTCGTTGCGATGCAGGCGACCGAAGAAAATGGTTTCCTTGAGGCAAGCCCAGCAAAATTAGTCCAAGAAATATATCCAGCCCTGTGCCAAGATCACGGTATTGTGGGGTTAATCGGCCCAAAAGATGGTGCGATTGAAGGCATTGTGGTCCTTCGAATTGGCACAATGTGGTACTCAGAAGCGCCGGTTGTTGAAGAAAAAGCTATCTTTATTCACCCTGAATTTCGCAGCGCAAAAGGCGGTCGTGCAAGGCGCTTGTGCGAATTTAGCAAGAAAGTATCTGATACCCTTGGAATTCCTCTCATAATTGGTGTATTGTCCAATAACAGGACGGAAGCTAAGGTACGGATGTATGAGCGCCAGTTTGGAAAGCCAAGCGGTGCTTTTTTCCTATACGGCGCGAAAACTGGAGATCACTCCAGAACGGAGCATTAAATGGGCGGTAAAACCACTAGGTCAACACAGGCAATCACCATCCCACCAGAGGTGTTGGCTAGGTATAATGCGATCAACGCCCGTGCTGATACGGTCACCACTCAGCCCTTTCAGTATTACCAAGGGCAGTTTGTCGCCCCGCTGACGGCTACGCAACAGGCAGGTATTGCTAACACCAATGCCGCATCGAATATGGCCCAATCATATTACGGCAATGCAACAAACCAGCTTAATAACGCTCAGCAGGGGGTGACCCCCTACTATCAAAATGCCAACAGCCAACTGAACCAAGGCGTAACTGCTGGTAACCAGTATGCATACCAGTCAACCGCTAGTTTGAATAATGCTCTGAACGCTGGAAACCAGTACGCAAACCAGTCATCTGGTAGCTTAAATAATGCCCTGAACCTCGGAAACCAGTACGCTGGGCAATCCTCAAACACGCTCAACGCAGCGTATGGCGAGGGATCAGGGATACAGCGTAACGCACTCAATAATTTGGGCGCAGCTTATGCGTCGGCGCAGCCCTATAACCAAGTTGCTGGTGGCCTATACCAACAGGGATTGGCGCAGGGTAGTGATATAACAGGACGTTCCTTGGCCGGAACCCAACAGGCTCTTGCTGGCGCGCAGCCGTATCAGGGTGTGGCCACTAATTACATGACCAGCGGCGCTCAGGCGGTGAACCCGACTGAATTGGGCGCTGATGAGATCAACAGGTACATGTCGCCGTTCCTCGGCACCGTTTTGCAGGGCACCGCTGGTCTTCTTAATCAGCAGAACCAGCAACAGCAGGCTGGGCAGATGGGCAATGCCATCCGCTCTGGCGCTTTTGGCGGTGACCGTTCAGGGATTGCTGCGGCGAACCTTAATCAACAGCAGAATTTAGCTAACGCTCAAATCTTTTCTGGCCTTCTTAATCAGGGCTATGGGCAGGCGCTTAACACAGCCCAGCAGCAACAGCAGCTTAACCTTGGTGCTTCTCAAGCCAACCGGGCTGCGCAACAGCAGGCTGCGCAGCAGGCGCTTGCCATTGGTCAGCAGGGCTTCGGACAAGGGCTTGCCGCTGCACAGCAGCAGGGCGCTCTTGGACAGCAACTCTTTAACATGAACAACACCACTGGCCAAAACGCTGCCGCCCTTGGGCAGCAGGTTTACGGCCAAGGCACAAACACCGCCCAGCAGCAATCTGCTGTGGGCAATACACTCTTCAATCAGGGTGCCACAACGGCGGGGCAGCAGGCCGCTTTGGGTCAACAGCAGTTTGCACAAAACGCCACCGCAGCCCAGCAGCAGGCCGCTTTGGGTCAGCAACAGTTTGCACAAAGCGCTACAGCAGCCCAACAGCAGGCTGCTCTTGGTCAGCAACTGTTTAACCAAGGAAACACAGCGGCGGGAACGTCAGCGGCATTGGGCACAGGGCTTTACAACATAGGAGCCAACACAGCCAGCCAGCTTGCTGCCCTTGGCACAGGCTCTCAAAGTGCTGCCCTGCAAGGCGCTGCTGCCCAAATGACAGCAGGTCAAGCAGAGCAGGCTACGCAGCAGGCTCAAAACACTGCTCTGTACAATCAATTCCTTCAGGCTCAATCACTGCCCTACCAGCAGCTTCAATTGGCAAGCAACATTGCCCTTGGAACAGGTACGGCGCAGGGCTCCACAACCACAACTACACAGCCCGGTGGCTTCTTCTCCGACGAACGTCTGAAGGAAAACATCAAGGCCGTTGGTAAGACCTTCGATGGCCAGACCATCCACAGCTATAACTATAAGGGCGATCCGCGCACACAGATCGGTCTGATCGCGCAAGAGGTTCAGAAGCATCATCCGGAGGCCGTTGGCCTTGCTGGTGGCTACAAGACCGTTGACTACGACAAGGCAACTGAAGATGCCGCCGACCGTGGCCATATGGCTTCTGGTGGCCTTGCAAGCGCTGGTGGTAGCGTAATGC